ATACTAAAACAAATAAAATAAATGTTATAGCTTGGAATTCTAAAAAAGATTACCCTATTAATGTTAGTTTTATTGTTAACCAAGAAAAAATTATAACATTAAATAATGTTAATAAATTTGAATGGAAAATAGATGAAGTAGATGATATTGATAATATTAATGAAATTCTAATTATAGTTGATAATAAAATAAAAAACCATATAACCATAGATACACCAGAACTCAAAGAAAAGTTTATTAGAAACAATCAAGCCCAATATAGTTAAAATGATAAATGTAAGTTATGATAGAGATACTAATTCAACATTAGTAAAATTAAACAATTTAACCTTAATAAAAGAACATCTTCCTTTAAAAATTAAATTTAAAAATATTATTTCAGGAGAAATACATTATGAAGCTGAATTAATAGATAATAGCTGGGTTGAATGGAAAGGAGCTGAACAGATTACTGATGTTTTAGTATATTCTTCTACAGGTAAAATTCTTCATAAACATAAATGGGATGTAACTATTAATGGAGATATTCATGAAAAAATGTTATGGTATTATTTAAAAGGTAGACAATTACAAGGACTAAATTCTAATGGTTTAGTTATTGGTGCCCATGATGGAAGAAATGGACATTGGATATATCCTGTTAAAGAAAATTTAACAGATGCTACTTTAGTTGATGGAAGCGAAAAACAATTTCAAAATTTAAAAGAAAACTATTTTGATTCTCTTAATACAGAATTTAAAAATACTATTGTTACAACAGATGGATCTGATGTAGAATGGTATCAAGGTGGAGAAGGTTATACAGATACAGTAATACCTTCTGTTATTAATGGATGGTTAGACTCCTCCCAAATAACTAAAACATATAGAAAAAGCATATCAATTAATGATTTAATAAAAAATAAAAATTATGATTGGTTACATCTAGATGTAGAAGGTTTAGATGGGGATTTAATTTTAGCTTTGGAATCTAAACCTAATTTAATAATTTATGAGGATGAAAATCTAAATGATTCAATAAAATCAAGACTTAAAAATTGGTTTTCAAAGAATAATTATACAATAGTTAAACATTCATGTAATATATTAGCAATAAAAAATGGGTAAATATAAAGTATATGGTCATGGTTCTTACATTGGTAATACAGGTTATAATCACCATACTAGAGAATTTTTTAGGCAACTATATAAACACTATAATATAAAATTTAGAAATTTTACAATTGGATCATCATATAAAGGATCTATAGATAATCCTCATGATAATGAACTTTATTTAAATAAACAAGATAAAGAAATATTACACCAGCAAACACTTTGGACTACTCCTCCTAATAGAAAAGATGAATTAATTTATACCTCTTATAATAATGACTTTGAACAAGATGTCAATATAGTTTTAGCAGAAACTAATCATCATTATTTTTATGATGAATATAAGGGACCTAAAATAGCTTATAATGTTTGGGAATCTACTTTACAACCTGATTACTTTTTTAACAAATTAAAAGAATTTGATGAATTATGGGTACCATCAGAATGGCAAAAAGAATGCATGGTTAAACAAGGATATGATAGAGATAGAATCCAAATTGTACCTGAAGGAGTAGATGATAGTACTTTTTTTCCTGAAAAAGTTGATATATTAGATGAATATAAAGATGGTAGATTTAAATTTTTATTATTTGGAAGGTGGGATTATAGAAAAGGAGTAAAAGAAGTTATAGAAACTTTTTTAAAAACATTTGATAAAAACGAACCCATTGATTTAGTAGTTTCTATTGATAATCCTTATGGCAAAGAAATTGATGGTTTTGAAACTACAGAAGAAAGACTTAAACATTTTGGATTAGATGATCCTAGAGTAAAAATATTACATTTTCCTTCTAGAGAAGATTATGTAAAATATCTTAAAACAGGACATGTATTTGTATCTTGTGCTCGATCAGAAGGTTGGAATTTACCATTAATTGAAGCTATGGCTTGTGGTACCCCATCAATATATTCTGATTGTTCTGCTCAATTAGAATTTGCTAAAGGAAAAGGCCATCCTGTAAAAATATTAGGTGAAAGAAGAGCTAATCAAAATTCATATGCTAGATTTACAATGAGTGATTTAACAGGTAATTATTATGAACCTGATTTTGAAGATTTATCTAGAGTAATGAAAGATGTTTATAACAATTATGAAAAATATAAACAAAAAGCAATTTTAGATTCTGAAGAAATTAGAAAAAAATTTAATTGGGAAAACATAGGTAAAATAGGAGATAAAGTTTTAAATAACTTTATGGAAAAATATAATTCTCCTAATTATCAATCCCCAAAAATAAAAAATAGAGTTGTTGTATCTTATGATGGTGGACCAAAAGTTGAAATTTTAGGTCCTGAAGAGAAAGAATATAAAGTTGAATTTTGTAACAATGATGAAGTAATTTATAATGATGTTATAAAAAATAACATGTGGACTACTTGTGGTAGAAAATATTATACTGAGTGGACTATAAAAATTAATGGTAAAATAGTAGATAAATTCAATTTAAAAGGTAAAAGAGTAGTAATAAATTTAGATTCAAAATCAATAGGTGATACTATAGCTTGGGCTCCTTATGCTGTAGAGTTCGCTAAAAAACATGATTGTAAAGTATTATTAAGTACTTTTCATAATGATTGGTTTAGGGGTTTAGAAGAATATAAAGATATTGACTTTATTGAACCTGACACACCTATGGGGTGTTATGCTTCTTATAAAATAGGTTGGTTTAGAGATGATAATGGTAAATGGGATAAATTTGACATGTACCCAAATCAAGTAAATTTAATTCCCTTACAACAAACAGCTACTGATATTTTAGGTCTTGATTATAAAGAAGTTAATCATGGTTTAAATTTTCAAGGAAAAGAAAAACCAATAGATAAAGATTATATTATTATAGCCCCTAATGCTACTTCAGGATGCAAAGAATGGAACTATGACTATTGGGTGTCTTTATCTAAACTTATTAAAGATTCAGGTTATGAAGTAATTGTTTTAACCCAAAAACCATATTATATTAAAGGAGTTACTAATATATGGGGTGAATCTTTTTCTATAGTGGCTAATTATCTTTTACACGCTAAAGCATTTATAGGACTAGGCTCAGGATTATCATGGTTTAATTGGGGTTTAAATAAACATACTTATATGATTAATGGTTTCGCTCGTCCTGGACATGAATTTACATCTAACATAACAAGAATTTATAATGATAATATTTGTATATTTTGTTGGAATGATGAAGTGTTTACTTTTGATGCTGGAGATTGGGACTGGTGTCCTGTTTATAAAGGAACATCAAAACAACATATATGTCAAAAATCAATCACTCCTTTACAAGTATTTAATTCTTTAAAAATATGAGTATAGTTTATGTTGAATTGTTATCTAACTCAATAGGTGATACTATTGGTGTTATGCCTGTTCTTGAAGAATTTAGACAAACTAATTCGAATTTAATTGTTCGTATTAATCCTTTTTTTGAAAAGTTATTCATTAATTCTTTTCCTAACATAAAATATTATAGAGAGGGAATGGAATATGATAAACATTTAAAAATTGATTATGATTTTACTAAACCTTTACAAACTGGTTTTGCTAATCAACTAGGATTTATAGATTGGGAATATAAAAGACCAAAAATTGATTCTTTTAAAAAAGAAAGACCTATAAAAAACAAATATGTAACTATTAATATTCATTCTACATCTCAATTAAAATATTGGAATCATTTTAAAGGTAAAAAAATACAACCTGAATCACCCTATTGGAATGAATTATGTGGGATGATTAGAAAATCAGGATATACACCTGTAATTACTGAAAAAGATGAAACTTTTGGTATTCCTCCTTTTAGAAATGGTTTACCTACAAAAGCAAATAAAAAAACAGGAATATCATTAGAAGAAACTATAAATTATATAGAACACTCAGAATTTTTTATTGGCTTATCTTCAGGTCTATCTTGGTTAGCTCATGCCTTAGGCAAACCTGTAGTTATGATTTCTAACTTTAGTGAAGATTGGCATGAAATGGATTTATCTATTCCTGACTATAAAAGAATAATAAATAAAAATGTATGTCATGGATGTTGGAATTTAATTGGTAAAGAATTTGACTTTGAATATGAAGATTGGTATTGGTGTCCCAAACATAAAAATACAGATAGACAATTTGAATGCCATACCTCAATAACCCCAGAAATGGTTTATAATGAAATTAAAGATTGGTTAATATGAATACAGATAAAGAACTTGAAAATTATTTTAAATTTTTAAAAAAATATAATGATTTAGACAGACGTCGCAATCAAGCTAAATCAGTGAATGATTGTTTAAATAAATATTTTGATTTTAACTATATTGAATGTATAGAAACAGGAGCTAGTCAAAATAAACAAGATGGTTGTTTTGGATTGTTTCTAGCTGAAGTCATTAAAAATAATAATGGAATATATTCCTCAGTAGACAACAATTTAGAAACAGTTAATAAAAGTAAAGAATTTTACAATGAATTTATTCCTGATTTTAATATTAATCATTATCATGAAGACTCAGTCCAATTTTTAACTAATTATAAAGGCAAACCTAATTTAGTTCATTTAGATTCTTGGGATTTAGATTTACCAAACCCAATACCTTCTATGCTGCATGGATGGTTAGAATTTGTAGCTATTAAAGATAAAATGCCTACTGGTTCTATATGTGTTATAGATGATAATTTTTTAAAAAATAGTTATGTTTATTGGGATATAGTAAAAGATGAAAATAATGAAATTATTGATAGTGAAAAAATTGATATAACATATGATATAATAGGAAAAGGTTCATTAATATATCATTGGTGTAAACAATATAACACAGACTGGGAATTAATAGGAGATCATTATCTCCCAGGAGAAAATATAAAAGTTATTATAAGAAAAAAATAATGGAAATAAAAGTATCAATAGGAGAAATTGTAGATAAATTATCTATTTTATTAATTAAAAAAATAAATATAAAAGATAAAGAGAAATTAGAAAATATTACAAATGAATATAATTATCTTAATAATATTGTTTTTAATATATTAAAAGTATCTGAAGATGATTTTTTAAATTTAGTTTCAATAAATGAAAAATTATGGGATATTGAAGATAAAATTAGAGACAAAGAAAGAAATAAAGAATTTGACAATACATTTGTTGAATTAGCCCGAGCTGTTTATATTACAAATGATAAAAGAGCTGAAATAAAGAAAAATATTAACTTAAAATATAAATCTAATTTTGTAGAAGAAAAATCTTATAATAAATACTAATATGAAACATTGGGAAAATTTTGATTGGGGAAGTTCTAATGATTGGTATAAAGAATGTATAGGTAAAGAAATCTTTGAACAAAAAATATATGAAAGATTTTTTTCTGTTGAAGAAAATGATGTTGTAGTTGATATAGGAGCCAGTATTGGTATTTTTACTTATTCTATTTTAGATAAAAATCCATCACATGTTTTTTGTTTTGAACCAAGTTTAGAACAATTTCCTACTTTAATTAAAAATACATTAAATGGGTTTGTAACATGTATTAGTAAAGGTATTTCTGATATAGATGATGTAAAAGTTTTAAATGATGTTTATGGTTATAATAATCAACCGTTAGAAGTTCATACTTTAAGATTTGATACATTTATTAAAAAATATAATATAGAAAAAATTGATTTTCTTAAAACAGATTGTGAAGGAGGAGAATATAATATTTTTAATATTGATAATTTAGTTTGGATTAAACAGAATGTTAAAAAAATTGTAGGTGAATTCCATCTAGAAACTCCAGAACAAAAACAACAATTTAAAGAATTTAGAGATGTATTTTTAAGATTGTTTAAAAAATATAAAGTTTATTCTGTAGATGGAGCTAATATTAAATGGGATTTATGGAATGACCATTTTATAGAATATTATAAACAAATAATTATTTATATAGATAATAGGTAATTTCCCAAATCTTTTAATATTTATTAATAAATGGCATTAGAAAATTTATCAAAAACAGGTATAGTTGATGGTCAAACTATTCAAGATTATCATGTTACTCAATCTATAGATGCTTTAACAGGTACTGTAGGATATGCTTTAACCGTTTCTGGTTCTTTTACATTAGATGGAACCACAGGAAGTGGTTACTTTGCTAGCTCACTAACTTCAGAACAAATTAAACCTCAAAATGTAGTTAGTAATAAAGGATACACTGTTCCTTACCTTAATGGTACTGGATCAAGTTCCCCATTAAATTATAACTCATATTTAACTTATAATCCTGTAACTGATTTATTAAACACTACTTCATCATATGCTATTTCAGCTTCTCGAGCAATATCTGCTTCTTATGCTCCTTTAGGAACACCTACAGATTACAACCCAACTTATTTAAAAATAGATGATGTTAATTATACTTCATCTACTCCTTATGCTGTTGATAATACAGTACCATCAGTTCTTTATATATCTCAATCAAATCCAAATGGACAAGGTAATCCAAATAATATAGGTTTAGTTTTTTCACCATTAACAGCTAAAGATGGAAAAATAATTTCTTTTAATGTTTTCTATGAAGCAGCTAGCCTTGAATCAACTAATATTTTTATCACATCCTCAGGAGTAGCAGTTTTTGGTTTAAATGGAACATCAATAGCAGCGGGTAATGATAATACATTAAGTAGCTTAACAGGATTAAATAATATATCAAGTTTTGACTTTCAATATTTAGAAGGTGGAGGAGCTACAGGTATGGCTCAAGGTTGGTATTTTATAAGTAAAGAAGGATCATAATATTTATATTAAATGGAAAAAATAGTTTTAACACAAGAAGAATTAAATGAATTAAACCAGTTACAAGAACAAAGACAAATCATAACTGGAGATTTTGGAATTGTAGAATTACGAATCCAAGAGTTAGAGTTACAAAAAGAAAAAATAATTGAAACCTTGAATCAACAACAAGATCAAGAAACTCAATTTGGACAAAAGATACAAGATAAATACGGCGAAGGAACAATTAATATTAATACTGGAGAGTTTACAAAAGCAAATTAATTTTTGACTCCTTTGCCAATATTTATTATCAAATAAAACATTAATAAAAAGATGGCATCAACATTAATATCCCCTGGCGTACTCGCCATTGAAAATGATCAGTCGTTTATTACTCAACAGCCAGTTACTGTAGGAGCCGCAATTATCGGTCCAACTGTAAAAGGTCCTGTTGAAATTCCGACAGTAGTTACTTCTTATTCTGAATATCAAAACGCATTTGGTACTACATTTACTAGTGGTAGTAATGTTTACACTTACTTAACCTCTATTTCAGCTTATAATTACTTCGCAAATGGTGGAGAAAGTTTATTAATAGCTAGAGTAGTATCTGAATCAGCAGATTGGACATCAGCAACAAATGCTCCTGATATCTCAGGTTCAACATCAGCTTCAGCTGCTTTTGTTCTTGAAACACTTTCAGAAGGTGAAATTATGAACAGTGATTCAACAGAATCTTCTGATGGAACTTTACCTAGTGGTTCAAGTGATAATATTAGATGGGAAATTGCAAACAGTGATATTGACGCTGGTACTTTCTCTCTATTAGTTAGAAGAGGAGATGATGAACAAAATAATAAAGTTGTTTTAGAAACATGGACTGGATTATCATTAGATCCATTCTCTGATAATTTTGTTTCTAGAGTAATTGGAGACCAAACATTAAATTATAACTCATCTAATAATCAAATTCAAATTTCAGGATCTTATCCAAATAATTCAAGATATATTAGAGTTAAGGAAATTAATTTATTAACACCAAACTATTTAGATAATGCAGGTACAGCTAAATCAGAATTTACAGGTTCAATTCCATTGAATGCTAGTGGTTCATTTAGTGGAGGTATTGGTTCATTAATTAGTACAACTCAAGGTAAATACTATGATAAAATAGATGGTAATACTCAAGGTTTATCAGGAAGTGATTATACTAACATGATTAGTTTACTTTCAAACCAAGATGATTATCAATTTAATGTATTAACTACACCTGGTTTATTTGATGATGTAAATACCCATACAGGACAAATTACAAATATTATCAATAATACTCAAAATAGAGGAGATAATATTTTTGTAATGGATTTAGCTTCATATGATTCAACAGTATCAGAAGTAACAACTCAAGCTGCTACTAGAAATACTTCATATGCTGCTTCATATTGGCCTTGGTTACAAACAGTAGATCCTGATACAGGAGCTAGAGTTTGGGTTCCAGCATCAACAATGGTTCCTGGAGTTTATGCTTATAATGATAGTGTAAGTGAGCCTTGGTTTGCACCAGCAGGTATTAACAGAGGTGGTTTAACTACAGTAATAAGAGCTGAACAAAAATTAACTCAAACAAATAGAGATGATTTGTATACTGGTAAAGTAAACCCAATTGCTACTTTCCCAGGAACAGGAGTTGTAGTGTATGGTCAGAAAACATTACAAACTAGAGCAAGTGCTTTAGATAGAGTAAATGTTAGAAGATTGTTAATTGAACTTAAGTCTTATATTTCTCAAGTAGCTAACAACTTAGTATTTGAACAAAATACAATTGCTACTAGAAATAACTTCTTAGCTCAAGTTAACCCATATTTAACATCAGTTCAACAAAGACAAGGATTATATGCTTTCAGAGTAATAATGGATGATAGTAATAATACAGCAGATGTAATTGACAGAAACCAAATGGTAGGTCAAATTTATATCCAACCAACCAAAACAGCTGAATTTATTTACTTGAACTTCAACGTGTTACCAACTGGAGTAGAATTCCCACAATAAAAGTTTAAAGACAGAATATTTATAACAAGATAATAAATAAATAAAATGGCAGTATTAGATCCAAACGAAATATTTTTCACCCAGTTTGAACCCAAAACCCCCAATCGATTCGTCATGCGTATCGATGGTATTCCAGCGTTTATGATTAAGGGTGTTAACGCAGTAACATTATCACAACCAGAAATTGTACTTAATCATATAAACGTTTATAGAAAAGTTAAAGGTAGAACTACTTGGGGTGATATTCAGATGACAATGTACGACCCAATTACTCCATCAGGAGCACAAGCTGTAATGGAATGGGTACGCTTGCATCACGAATCAGTAACGGGTAGAGATGGTTATTCTGATTTCTATAAGAAACAATTAACTATTCAAGTTTTAGGACCTGTAGGTGATATCGTTTCAGAATGGTTACTTGAAGGTGCTTTCATTAAAGAAGCCAATTTCGGTGATTATAATTACGACACTGCTGATGCTGCTGTTAATTTAACAATGACAGTAGGTATGGATTACTGTGTACTAAACTTCTAAAAGAAGATATACTTTCCCACAAAGAGAGCTTGGTTTTTCCAAGCTCTTTTTTTATCTTAATATTTATTACTATAAAAGTTATTAAAAACAGATTATGAGCGAATTTAAATTCCCAACCGAAGTTGTAGACTTACCTTCAAAAGGTCTTGTTTACCCTGAATCAAGTCCACTTTCTTCTGGTCAAGTAGAAATGAAATATATGACCGCAAAAGAAGAAGATATCTTAACTAACCAATCCTATATTACAAAAGGGGTAGTTTTTGATAAATTACTACAATCATTAATTACTGATAAAACAATTAAAGTAGATGAGTTAATTGTAGGTGATAAAAATGCTCTTTTAATTGCCGCTCGTATTTTAGGATATGGTGCTGAATATAAATTTACTTATCTAGGTGAAGAACATTCAGTTAACCTAACTGATTTTGATGATAAAGAAATTGATACATCTTTATTTACTAAAGGTCAAAATAAATTTACTTACCAACTACCATCATCTAAAATTACATTAACTTTTAAATTATTAACTGGTAAAGATGAAAGAGTAATTGATGCTGAATTAGAAGGTTATAAAAAAATAAGTAAAAATGATGTACCTGAATTAACAACTAGATTAAAACAAATGATTATAGCTGTTGATGGAAAAGAAGATAAAGGTACTGTTCGTGATTTTGTAGATAATGCTTTTTTAGCTAGAGATTCTAGAGAATTTAGAAAATATATTCAAGGTTTCCAACCAGATGTTAATACTAAAACAACTGTTACTTCAATAGATGGTCTAGAGGAGGAGATCGATGTACCTATCGGGCTTAACTTTTTTTGGCCTGAGTCTTGATAATGTTGCTCAAGTAAGAGCAGATATATTTTTACAAATACATGATATATGTTTTTGGGGTCAAGGTGGATATGATTTTGATACTGTTTACAACTTACCTCTTTGGTTAAGAAAATTTATTTTAGCCCAACTTAGGAAACATTATGAAAAGGAAAGTAATAGTGATGAAAAAAACATGGAAACCACTTTACAAAACTTAAGACAACATAAAAACCAAAAATCAGAAATACAACAACGACCAAACCAAAAATTATTATATAAATCAGGGACATCTAAAAAATGATGTCCCTTAATATTTATAATAAACTCATCTCCTAATGACAAAAGACAATCCAGGAAAAAAGGCAGCTCAAGAGGTAAATGAAGAATTAGGCTATCTAGAAGATCAACTTATTAGTATAGCAGATCAATTATCTACCAAAATTAAAGATTCTATTAGTGAAATTAGAGATGAATCTAAAGGAGTAGCTGAAATTTTTGGTAAAAACCTAAATAAAAGTATTAAGGATATAGCTCGGGGATCAGATAAAATTTTATCCAATACTGCTAAATTAGCTACAGGTGCCGCCAGTATAAAAGATATTCAAAAATCACAACTTGAAACTCAAGTAAAACAACTTGCAGCTGAACGTAATCTAACAGTTCTATTAAATCAAGAATTAATAAGTAAAGAAGATTACAAAAAATATCAAGCAGAGATAAATGAAGCTACAGAAACTCAAAATAAATTAATAGAGGCTCAATTAAAACAAGCTGTTAAAATTAAGAGTAATATGGGGATTACTGGAAACCTAATTAAAGGTATTTCCAAAATCCCAGTATTAGGTAATTTCCTTGATGCTGAAGAAGCATTAACTAAAGCCCAAATGGCGGCTGCTAAAGAAGGAGGTAATAGAACTAATGTAATGGGTGCTGCCTTTAAACAATTAGGTAAAAGTTTAAAGGAAAACCTAACAGACCCATTAACTATAATGGCTGTTTCAGGAAAAGCTTTAACTTCTATATTTGGTTTTATTAAAAAATCATTTCTTGATTTTGATAAAGCATCTGTAAATATAGCTAGAAACTTTGGTTCCACACCCCAATCTGCTAGAGAGTTAACTCATGAATTTAGACAAATATCAGCTAACTCTGATAACATACTATCAACAGTAGGTAATTTATCAGATGCATTTACCGGATTAAATTCAGTTGCTGGTACATTTGCTAATTTTGGACAAGAATCAGTTGAAACATATAATAATTTAACTAAAGGGTTAGGGTTAAGTGAACAAGCTGCTCAAGGAATATATAAGTTTTCTGTTTTACAAGGTAAAGAATTTGGAAATTTCTCAAAAGAATTAGCAGGTCAACTATCTTTAAGAAAAGAACAATCTGGAGTAGCTTTAAGTGATAAAGCAATATATGAATCATTAACCCAATTATCTGCTCAACAAAGATTAAACATTAAAGGTGGTACACAAGGATTAGTAGATTCAGTAATTGAAGCTAAAAAATTAGGTGCTGAGTTTAGTGATTTAAATACAGCCGCTAATAGCTTACTTCAATTTGAGTCATCAATTGGTGCTGAATTAGAGGCTGAATTATTAACTGGTAGAAGTTTAAATCTTGAAAGAGCAAGAGCAGCAGCTTTATCAGGTGATCAAGTCTCATTAGCAAGAGAATTAAAAGAACAATTAGGTACATCTGAAGAATTCAGAAAAATGAATGTTATCCAACAAGAATCATTAGCGAAAGCTTTTGGTATGTCTGCTGACCAAGTAGCAGGTATGTTGGAAAAACAGGAAATGTTAAATGCCGCTAATAAATTACATTATGACGATGTAGAAAGCATAGCTAAAGCATATGGTGATGCAGCAGATAAAGAAGCATTCTTAGCTACAATAGGTGATAAAAAATTAAAATCCCAAGTACAAAATTTAACATTCCAGCAAAAAATAAATGCTTTACTAGAAAAATTTAAAGATATTTTTGTTCAAAAACTTGAACCTAAGTTTAATGATGTTTTAAGTAAATTTGATCAATTTATTAAAGGTGACGGTATTACTAAAATAGCTAATGTAGCTAAAACTGTTGGTAGTGTTTTTGTTTCTATAGGTAAAGTATTAACAGGACCAATAGGAAAAATAATAGGAGGTTTAGCTGCCTTTGGGGCTCTTAAAATGTTAGTAGGTGGTATTCCTGTTAGAGTAGTAGGAGGAGGTCCTGGAGGAGCAGGTGGTGGAGGAGGATTAATGGGTTCTTTATTTAATCAAGGAACTGTAACTTCAAAATCAGGACAAACATATGCTGCTAACTCTCCTCAAGGAAGAATGATTAGAAACATGTCTGGTCAAAAACCTGTAGGTAGAGGTCTTACAGGAATGGGAAGGGGTTTATTAGGTGCTGGTATAGCAATGGGTGGCAGTATGGCAGGTGGTGCTTTAGAAGAAGCAGGTTATAAAAAATCTGGAGGTTTCTTATCAGGAGCAGCATCAGGAGCAGGAATGGGAATGATGTTTGGCCCTTGGGGAGCAGCAATTGGTGGTCTTGTAGGTGGATTAGCTGGTTTAGCAAGTGCTGCCTCTGAAGAACGTGAACAAGCAAGAGTAGAAGGATTAAAAAACACAGATGCTGCTAAAACATTAAGACAAACTCAAAAAAGTCTGTCAACAACAAACCTTCAAGACTCTAGGTATGAATCTTTAACTGGTCATTCTGAGACAACAGGAGTAGATAAAACAAACATGCTTTTAGAAAAACAAATATCACTTTTAGAAAAAGGTGGTACTATTAATATTGATGGTAATAAAGCAGGTACATACCAAGCTAGAGCTAATTACGCACAAGCTTAACTTTTTAAATATTTATAATAAAATAAAATTATGGCACTTAAAGATAAATTAAAGGATTCAAATCTAGGATTAAAAGGACTCACACCAACTACTAATCCAGGGGCTACAAAACAATCAAAACTTCATGCTAGTAATGATGAGCCTGGGTATTCATTAGGTGGTGCTTTTAAAGGTGACGTTGATAAAGCTTATCAAGCATATAATGATGGAGATAGTAGCAATACATTACCGTCTCCTTCCCAACTAGATAGGAAAGATGGCTTAGTACCTGACTCAGACAAATACATGAACAACTTGCCTGAATAATAAATGGCGTTAAAACAATTACTAAATAATGTAGATAATTTTAAATATTATCCTGGCCCATCATCAGGTAATGGGAAATCTTATTCTAGAACAGGACAATTTGGTCAAAAGAGTATCCCATATGGAGATAATGGGCCCTACATTCAAGTTAGTAAAAAAGATAGTTTTGATTTAACTAGAGAAGAATTACAAACAAACGCTAGTTTATATAATAGTCAATTATCTAGAGGAGGAACTCAAGTAGCTAAACGTATAGCAGAAGATGAAGTTAGGATAGGTAAATTTTTATCTTCAACAGAAGGTTTAATCTTTATTGCTAAACAAAATTTACTAGAAAAAACATTTAAACCTAATTTACCAAATGATATTTACCCAAGAGAAGTATATAGTCCTTTAAGTACTTTAACTCAATTAGCAGGTAACCCTGTTGGTTTACATGTTAATAAATCTGGTTTAAACCCTTTATATTTTAATACTGAAGAAAATTCATATTTCTTCAAAACTAGAGATAAATACAATGAAGATAGTACTAATAGATTAGCCATCTTATACCAATCTAAAATAGTAAATAATGGTACAGGTAGTGTAGATTTAAAAATAGCTGAAGATTTTGGTGTTAAGTTTAATGATTCAAATTTTATTATTAATACACCTCTTAACAACTATAAGAGAATAAGTGAAACAAATATAAATTCCACTAATTCAGATCTATCCAACTCTCCTTATTCTACTCTAAGTAGTGATCAATTAGCTGAGAAAGAAAGAAATTCTGAACTTACTGATTTTAGAAAAGATGTATATGATGGGGGACCTGATGGAACAGGTGGATATAAATTTAAAAGTTTTTTAGCTAAAGGAAATTATGAAGTTAATAATAGACAAACAACTTATGGTACTCCTAATCACGCTATAACTAAAAATATTTCTGATATAACAGCAAAATCTGCTTCACCAAATTCAATAGATAAGATTAATTCAACACGAATCTATTCATCAACAGAAGTAAATTCAGATATAGCTGATTCAGATCTAGTACCTTTTTACTTCCAGGTAGTTAATAATGATGATCCTTCTAATTATCAATTTATTCATTTACGTGCTTATTTAGATAATTTTGGAGATAATTTCTCAAGTAATTGGCAAGCATTTAAATATTCAGGAAGAGGTGAAAATTTCTACATATATGATAGTTTCACTAGAGGACTTAATATTGGGTTTACAGTAGCTATTGAATCAAGAGCAGAACAAGAACCTCAATATACTAAAATAAATCAATTAGTATCTTTAACCGCTCCAGATTATTCTAGAGAAAGCGGGTTTATGCGAGGTAATTTTGTTAAATTAACAGTAGGTGATTATCTTATACAAGTGCCTGGATTTATACAAAATTTACAATACACAGTAGCTAATAATGTTCCTTGGGATATAGCTAGAGATAATGATGGTAAGTTATTAGAAAAAACTCAAGCAAAAATATTACCTATGGTAATAACAGCTACTATGACATTTACTCCTGTACATAATTTTGTACCGAAAAAAGGAGCTCCATTTATTGGGGATTATACTTATAATGACCCTGTTGAAAACCCATTAAATAATTAAAAAGTAATGAATAGATATCAGAATTATATATTACAAAATACAGCTAATTCTTCAGGTACTATTACCTCTTTTACTAGAGCTAAGTACCCTGATATTCCTTTTACAGAAAATGATATTTATGTTTATACAACAATAGGAGATCGTTTAGATAATTTATCACAACAATATTATGGTTCCCCAGAATATTATTGGGTAATATCTACAGCAAACCCAGAATTAGGTTTTGACTCATTATATTTACCAGAAGGAGAACAAATTAGAATACCAGGAAATCTAAGTAATATACTTTTAAGTTTTAAAAATTTAAATAATCAATAATATGGGAAATATTATAGGTGAAGTTTTTGATGAATATGTTAATAAACAAGTAATAGGTCGACAGATAACATTAGGATTAGACCAAGTCAATAATGATTCTGCTAACCAATGGAGATTTAATAACTCAGCTTGGGTTAGAATGATATCTTCTGTTGATGTTAGTGAAAATAAAGTTTTAGAATTAGGTCTAGATAAAAATTATGCTGGTGCTAAGTTAGCCCAAAATTTTATTTTATATAATGGAGTATCTTCTGTAACAGAAAATGGTGATAATTCTAGGTTTAACCCTTCAACAAATAATCAAGAATATTTTATAGATAATAAAGCTTTTTCTATAAGAAATACTTATGGTTTCGCCGGATTAAATCCAGATATTAGACCTATGCCTGGTATTGAATCTGTAAAAGTAGGATACATAAACAGAGGTTTTTTGGCTAATGTTGATATTGAATTAACAGCATATAGT